CAGCTTATTAATTATATTTAATGATATGGTTAAATAGCATAAAATACCAAAAAAAATATGCCATATATTTTTATATATAAAATATAATTATTATATTTGCATATACAAAAAAGCAATTAATAATAATAAAAATTTTAAAGTATGTTTACAATTAATGCAAAAACTGTTAAAAAATAAAAAAGTAAATTTAGAGGTATTAAAAAATGATCCAAATTATGATTTTATATTAAAAGTTGATAATTTTGAGGCATATTGCGTATTTGATTATTAAAAATAATTAAATGGCAAATAGATTAACAGGTATTACTACCTGTTAACATTTTTTATATTTATTGCTAATTTCTGTTTTTGCGGAAATTGGTAAAATAGCCTATATGCCTAACTGCGCAATAACAGGAGAATAACAGGAGAATAACAGGAGAATAACAGGAGAATTTAACACTTCCTAACCAAATATATTTTCAAGTTCCAATTATTTTATTAACTGACAGGTATAAAATTATTATTTTAATTTATTAACGAAACAACCAGGAAATTTAATACGATTTAATCCATAAAATTTTTATATGTTATTTATTTTACAGGTTATATAACCGACATTTTTTAATATCCATATCCAGGTTTCTTAACCTGATTTAACCAAATAAATTTTTCCGGTTAAAATAAAATTATTATATTAGCATATCGAAAATAAACCGGATATATATAATAATTTATTTAATGGTTATTAACGAATATCCAATATTTATTAACCAAATAAATTTTTCCGGTTAAAATAAAATTGGTATATTAGCAATATAAATAAAATAATAATAAACAAAAGAATATGGAAAAGTTAGTAGATATTATTGAAGATTTAGTTATTAACTCTGGCTGGGAAATTAGTGAAATTGTTGAATTAACCCCAGAAGATATTTTTGACAATTTTGAAATAACAGTAACAGAACAGGAATTAGACAAAATTATAAATACCGCGATAAATAAATATTGCCGATAAGAAAATAACCCAGACGGGAGAAAGGCTAAAATCATAGCCTAACAGGAGAATAACCCAGGCGGGAGAATGGCCGAGAGAATTGCGGCATCAGTGGCTCAACTCCACTGCTGGGTACAAGAGAATTATTAACAAAAATTTACAGTAATGAAAATTAACAGAAATTATCGTTTCGTCCTGACAGTTCTGGACAACGAGAAAATTAATGCGGGAGAAATCCGTATTGACAACTGTACCGTATCCGGCGAGAGAATGTTTGCCAGTGAATGCCATTATTATGCCGAGAAAAATATAATCGAGACAATAAAGGCCGCCGAAAAGGCTGACCTGTTATCCGATTATTACGGTCATACATACTGTATCTACAAGGAAAACAAGTCGAAAAAGGAAACAACCGAACGGGAGGAGGACGGCAAGAAAATTGTCGAAACGAGAGAAATACCGGGAGAGGCAATGCTGCTCGAAATAATAACCGTGGACGAAAATGGCGTAAATATCCGCTGATGCGGATATTTAGCCCAGGCCGGGAAGGCTGCACAGGAGTTCGACTCTCCTGCTGGGCACAATTGGCAATATTGCCAAGAGAATTAAAATAACAGGAGAATTATGACACAATTACAGCAATTTTTGTTCGAATTATCGTTCGGACAGACCAGGAAAATACGCGAATATATGCTGAAACGATATAGCGTGTATTGCGGCTCAATGAAAGACCTAGAGCAGGCCATAAATGACTATATACCGAACGAAGATATATTAGAAGAGCTGTCAGAAGTATTGGCATGACAGGAGAGTCCTGCGCGGGAGAATGGCCGAGAGAAAACGGCATCAGTGGCTCAACTCCACTGGCAGGAGCAAACATTAAATTTACAGCAATATGAACAAGAGAAAGCAAATTATCACAGATGTGCTGTTGAATGGCGACTTCAGCAACGTACAGGAGAGTATGAACACACTCGGCTTCACAGACCGGGAGAGCCGAATTATAGCAACTACCGGGAGAGGCGAACAAGACAGAGCTGTATGGGCCGAGAGAATACACGGCATGATACAGGAGAGCACAGACCTCAGAACGTGGAAAGTACAACCCAAGAGATACCGCAAAGGCTATTGCGCAACTACTTTCAATGACCAGAGAGCAGCTGAGCATGAACAGAAGCGCCTCGAGAGAATAACAGGCTTTGAATGGACAATAAAAGTAATGATGGAATAATATGAACAGCAAGAGAACTTACGTTGCCACATTTTGGCGTGGCAATCCGCAACTGAAGAATGGCGGCTATTATACGACAAAGGAATTTCAATCTGTGTCGCTCCAAGGAGCAACAAAACAGGCCGAGAGATATGCAGCTAGTAATACGTATGGAGGCATGGCAGTAAAAAGTGTTGAACTAAAACAAGAGAACAGCAATGGAAAATAACAAATCGCAGTTCAAGAGAACAGGAGTTTTGCATGACGGAGCCGAGTGCATTGAGATACAAATAAGCCATTCAGGCGATGCGGCAAGGTATGTGAGCACAATCAAGTTCACAGTAAGGGACCCAGAGGTCACGAGAGGCCGTTGGCAAGAGATACGCTACAGCAAGAGAAATGGCTATGCGTATATTGTGAAGTACGGCAAGAGACTATATTTGCACAAATTTCTAAGAATATATTAACATGGCAGCAAGAGACTATAAATTTGAATACATGCTACTCAACCGGCTTCAATGCGATTGCGATTACTATCTTGACCACGGCGGCCGAAACGCTCAGCATTGTCTTTGGGCCCATGACGAGCAGAAACAAATCGATAAAATGCGAGAGCTTTATGACTTGTTGCCGGTTAAACCTGAATGGCTTACAAGAGAACAAATTGATGAGTATGCAGCAAGAATGAACGTAAAATAACCAACATTATTTAACGAAAAAAGTTCTTAAAGCAGTAACCAGATTAAAATAAAAGTAGTATATTTGCATATAACTTAAAAGATATAACGAATATGGTAACAATGAAATTTTCAGCAACCAAGTCAGAAACATTGTTTTTGACACCGACAATTGCAGTTGAACAAGACAGCTCAGAAACAGCAATCCGATTTGCTCTTTGGCACGGCGTGTTCAGTGTAGAGGTAAGCAAGAGTTATAAAAACCGTAAAAGCTAAATAGCATGGCAAGAAATGAAATGTTTGTAACGGTTTATAGGCTTGAAGTTGAGGCCACTCGAGAGAATTTGGACAGTATGGAGAACTTCATAGAAGCCATTTCGGATTGTGCTATCGTGCCCAATGATGAGGGTTGTGTAGCTATCATAGTAGCGTCTTCGGATGCCTTAGGGACAACGAAATTGGCTAATATGGCACTCAAATTCTTTGGCAAGGAGGGATATAATATAAGTATTCTCGGACTCTTAGGGCCGTTTAAGAAACTCAATTGATATTTTTTAACATAAAACTTGGAAAAAAGTTCCCAAAGCGGCTCAATAATTCAAAAAAACATAGTATATTTGCAATATCAAAATTAAACAATAACAATTCAAAATTTACAGTATTATGGCAACAAAGAAATTTTCGCAGATGACAACGAAGAAGCTGAATGCTCTTTTGGCAACAGCAAGTGACGAAGACAAAAAGGCTATCGAGGCCGTACTCGCAGCTCGTGAACAGGCTCAGGCCCCTGCAGCTCCTGCAGCTCCTGAGGCAACCGCAGAAGAGACTCCTGCAGCTCCTGCAGCTCCTGAGGCAACCGCAGAAGAGACTCCTGCCGCTCCTGCAAGTGAAGAAGAAACTCAGCTCAGCCCTGAGGAAGAAGCAGCTATTAAGGCAGCTGAAGAGAATGGTGGGCTCAACTCGCTTTACAATGGCAGCAAGGCAACTCAGGAGAAAAAGCCGAAAATGACCGATGAGGAGCGCCATGTACTGGCCGAAGAGCTGAAGAAGAACGTTAACCATCGTTGTCAGGCAGTTCCTTTCAACACCGCAGAATGGGTTGACGGCTATATCGCCGGAGTGATTGAAGAGAAGCGCAGCAATAAGGTGCTTTATGCAATCAAGACAGACGACGGACGCCGCATTGTTAAGGTACACGACAGCAATCTCATTCGCATTCTGGACGAAGTTGTTGAGCCGGAGAAAAAAGCCCGTGCTCGCAAAGCAAAAGACCCGGCAGACAAAGTTGAATGGACACCGGAAGCAATTGCCGAAGAGGTTAACGAAGTTATCGGCAATGTAGGTAAAACGGTAGAATTTGAGAAATACCGCACTACAGACGAAAACGGTGAAGAGCACATTGAAATGATAGTTGGCCGTATCGTGGCAATCGTGCCTGACAAACGAGCTCAGTGCTTGCTCTACCGCATTTCAGTTCCGGCTCCTATCGAAGGCAATCCGCTTGCAACGAAGACTATGCACAAGATTGTGAAAGCTGAGGGCATTAAGATTGCCGAAGAGTTCGACGAAGAAGGCGCACAGCTCAATGCCAAGTATCTGGAGCGCCGTGAGGCAGCAGCAACCCGCACTCCGCTTACTCCTCAAGACCGCGTAATTCGCTGCGAGGAGAATGTGAAGAAGGCAGAGGAGAAGCTGCAGAAAGCTCAGGAAGAGCTGGAAGCCAAAAAGAAGCAGCTCGAGGATGCAAAGAAGGAGCTGGATGAATATCTCGCCGGTCAGGCAAATGAAGAAACTGCCGAAGCTCCTGCTGAGACTACAGCCGAAGAGGAGTCACTTGCATAACACAGCCACCTGACACCGTTTCTCCCATGGAGCCGTCTCGAAAGAGGCGGCTCTTTTTTTTTTGCTGCATATCTAAATATGCGGCTATTTTTGTATTATTGCGATTTATGTTAAAATATGTAAACTCATAGAAACATGCTTCTTTCGCGTTCTAGGACACTTTTAGGCTTTAGGTGTACTATAATATGGGTTAACTCAATTCGACGCGATAGAGGCCAAAAGAAGTGTATCTATCAATGTATTTTTATAAAGCCTATAATATAAATTAAGGCATGGACTTTCTTGAGCTTTAAGCCACCAAGCAGTTATATAAATAGCTGTTAAATTTATGGCTAAAAAGTTGACTCATTTTCTTGGCTTCTAGGACACTTTTATTTGAGAATAATAGTAAACTAAATCTATAAAAAGAAATGAGGAGAGAATGAACAAGAATAATGAAATTTCATATATTTTCGAGGCATTTAGAGCTCTATATTTTTATATTAAAGCCGCAATAAACCAGTGAAAAATTTTTATGTTAAAGTCTGTAAAACAGTAATTTATATCAAGATTATTTTGTACTTTAGCCTATAAAAGAACAAAAGTGAAACTGTTAAAAAATGTTACACACTAGAATACATAAAAGCCGCATGGCCATTATGATTAAACAGCTTATGCCTGAATGTACAAGCTGTGTAGCTCGTGTGCACAGTGGACTATGCAGCAATTGTCCACATTGGGCCACGAGTGTGGCACAGGAGTTAACAGAGGAAATGGCCGAGAGAATATCCGCCACAATTGGACAGGAGAATATCACAAGGCCCAACGAGAGAAATGTTGAACAAAAATAAATAATTGCAATATGGAAATAAATGAACAAGAGAATACCCAAGAGGTACAGCAAGAGAATTTGCTTGATGGCTCTCAGTCAGTTCAAGCAATGCAAGAAGAAAATGAACTGCCAACAGCTGTTCAATTAGTTCAGCCTCAAGCTGCTTTAGATGAAATAGCAGAGCTTGAGAAGAAATATCGTGAAACTATAGAACGGGAGAATAAATGAGCAATTTTGTTTTAGATTACAGCAGAAAGCAGACTTTGCAAATATCAAATGATGCTTTTTGCTTTTTGTATTATGGTGAAGAGCCATTAGACGAAGACAATTTGGAAGAAGCCAATGAGGTATCTGAAATGTTTTCCAATAATTTTTATATAGAAGATGATTGGAAAGCAGTTGATAACTCAGACCTTATAGAATGCACCTTTGTTCCGTATGTTGAAGACCAAGCCGATTATGATGAATACGAGGACCTTACCAAATATATTCAGCAGCAAATAAAATGGCTTGATGCAAATCATATTAGAGTGTGGTGGTTTAATAACCAAACTGGAACGAGAGAATTACGCGGTGATTTTAAGGTTTATACCAATAAATATGGCCTTAAGTGTTTTCATACAGGCAATCAAGATGAGGATTTTGCGACAGGAAAAATGAGCTTGTATTTTTTGAAGAATTTCAAGAAGCGCATAGCTTAACAAGTGAACGAGAGAAATATAAGGCAGACTACAGAAAAGTAGTCTGCCTTTTTTACATTAAGCTTTCATCTTCTTCTATAACGAGAGAATAACCGACTCTTCGTATGGTTTCTATAGCTACTCGGTTATCCATTTTAAGCATATTTCGCAGCATGCATATATGGACATCTAAGCTACGTTTATTAAAGTAGTTATCATCAGTCCATACTTGCTGCATAAGTATTTTCTTAGGTAATGTTTCATTTTTATAAGCACATAGTAAAGCAAGAACTTGACTTTGTTTATTATTAAGCTGTGTTTTTACACTGCCTATAGTAAGAATTTTATCTACTGTATTAAACAGGTAATCGCCTATCTCGTAAGATGGCTCTATACTTCTTACTCGCACGCCACATCTTTTTAGAACGGCTTTTATTCTTCTTATAAGCTCCTCAATGTTATATGGTCTTATAACGTAATCATCTGCACCTTCATCAAATGCTTCAATAACATACTCATATCGGGCCTTATCCGATACCATTATTACCGGTATTTTATCATCTGATTTGCGCAAAAATTTTAATGGCTTTAGCCTCATAGAGGCATCTGTTGTTTTATAATGGCTTAATATGCATAAGTCATAATTCTTTTCTCTGATTTTGATTAGTATATCATTCTCAGTTGAGGTTATTACTTGAAAGCCGTTATACACCAAATAATCTACCAGGACTTTACAGTCTTCATCTTGATAGATTAAAATTCTTGGCAATGCTAATTTAGTGTTATTACTTTTCATACCATTTCTTTAATCTTGTTTTGCAAATCATTATATAAAACTTCATACCAAAATGGATTAAGCCTTAACAGGTCAAAGTATGAATATACGCCTTTTTGGTATATTAAAGAAGCATATTTAAGCTCTTTGTCCGCTCTTTTTTTAAGATGCTCATGATAGAACTTTATGGACTGGTCTACATTTACCAAGAATGGCGATTTATGCTCTATAAGAACTTTCTGCTCTGTATTTTGAGCAAAATAATATGGAATATTAGGCATTGCCCAAAAAGTTAATCCAGCACCGTATTCCTCACTTGCTTTATATAAAAAGCCAGGGCATGGACGAATTGAGTCAGGATATAAGCTTTTACATATTCTTAACCTACGTGGAATAAAAGGATTAAGTAAAGTAGTTAATCGCTTGTTTATATAAGTTGAGTATTTATCAACCATTCTTGTGTGTTCTTTAACAAGTGATGAAACTAACAGCTTAATCCTTTCATTTCCTATAGGGTCACTCAGGCGTATATATTCTTGCCTGAAAGCTTCACGCTGAATACGTATTCTATCTTCTTTAAGCCGTTGAGACTTTTTCCTTTTAGCTTCTATGCTAGCCATTGCAGCTCTGCGCTGTCCCTCAGGTCCAAACAGTTTTACACCTTGACAATTATTTGGACCTAAGCCTGTCCATGGCATTTTATCTCCATATCTAGCTTCAATTTCTTTGTTTTCCTGCTCTTCTTCAGATAATTCAACATGCTCTTCTTCCAAGGTAATTTTTTCAATTGCCTCAGATTGAGCCTCTTGAATATCCTCATCATCGCTTTTAATTTCATCGAGAAATTCAAAGAGTTCCTTTTCGGTTAAGTCTCCATATTGCTTAATATCTTCCATGCCACTTAAATAAAGACTTGATTATATCTTTTTCAGCTTGCTTGTTAAGCAATCCAAAATATGCGATTGCAAGCATGAGTCTTGCTATTTTGTGCAATACCCAGGCCAATAGATATATAGGGAAATAAAGTACACCTACACATCTCCATAAAAATTTAAGCACCTTTTTCATCTTCTTCCTTTTTAACCATTATTGTTTCTACTTTTTCTCCCTCTTCTACTTGTTTTAACTCAAGATAGGTTCTATGAAAAGCTTCATCACCTATCCTTTTAATAAAAGTTCTAAGTGCAGAAGGATATTCGCTTGTATTTATAGTCCTATCGACTACTTTCGCGTAAAGAGCAGCAAGAGCTTTAGGTCCAAATACCTTTTTCTCTTGTAATCTTTCAATGGGACCTCTTTTGAATTGAGCATCTGGACGTTCATACATAATCTTCGTACGAGTTAAGTGCAAGTCCTTAATCAAAGCCTCAATATGCTTTTCAAACTGAGGCATTTGAATAATATCAATAACTTTCAAATCTTCCAGCTTCATTTTTATAAGTTTTTAAGTTGTTGTTTATAATACTTTTCTTGCATATCGAAGTGTCTCTTATATATATGCAAATCATGAGCAAAATGGTAATAAGTGCCTATTGGCACACCGAGCTCATCTGCAACTAATTGTTGAAGCTTTGTCCAACAATATTGGTCATTGCAAAAGCCATAAATCAAATCATTGCTTCGCATAGTTACGCACATATCAAGAGTTTCAATGCCCGGCTTAATATCAAATCCGACTGATAATGTACAAGGCGTATCATACTTATAGTCATCTTTTTCTTTGCCATCAAATATAGTAAACCAAGCTTGACGAGTATCTTTATTCTCTTTAAGCTGTTCAATGCACTTTGCCAATTGGTGATTGCGAGTCCACTGCCATCCATAATTAGAATTGACAATGTTATCTCCACCATGCATTTTATCCCACATAGGAGCATACTTTTTGATTTCAGCTACACTCCTATCTCCAGACATATACCAGGCATATTCGCGCTCTGCATATCGCTCGCTGAATTTACGCCATTCTGTTGTTATGATGCGTTGCTGAGGATTAAGTAAATAAAAACCAACATTGTAAACAGCTTTTGTTCCGACGTTAGTATTTACTCCTTGGCCTATAATAAAAGCGTATAGGTCTTCAAAAGCCTCAGTAGCATTTTTATAGGCTATATTCATACGTTATTCTCTTCTTTATAATCTAATATAAGTGCAACTCCATAATCATACCAAAGAAGCTCATCAAGTTCTTTTTCAGTTTTGCAATTATATTTACATAATTCAGCTTCTAAATCCATCGGGCTTTCAATGTGAACTTCATCTTCTATATACTTTGCCATATCATTTAACTATTTTATTGGTGCTGCTGTTATAAACTCTAAACAACAATTCTTCAGCTTCTTCATTCATGGCATTGCAAATACTTATTGCTTCTTCCATAGATAAGCCTGTAAGTTCTTCGTCATCATCATTTACTGCAATTTCGCCAGTTATAACTCTAACATCAAATAAGTTTGCAGAAGCAAAAGCCTTAGCAGCATCAAGAGCTTGTATACAAATATAATGTACAGCATCCCGGTATATATAAGACAATGCGCTTGTATCTTTTAATATATCGACATAAAGCTCTCTCAACTTTTCTGGCTTAAACCATCCATGCTCATCCATTCGTCTATATTCAGCAAGCCATCTGCCATATCCATTTGTGGCTTTAAACCTGTTAGCATAAATGGCCACAAATCTAAGAAATTGGTCTGTATAAATGACTTGTGGAATTTCAACTGTTTTCTTTTTGAGCTGTTTCATGTGCTTAAAGTTTATATATTCTCGCGCGTTCTAGAGCACGCTTATTATTCCATTATTATTCAATCATTCATGTACTTAAAGCGCGATATTGCGCGCGAGAATAATGTGAAAATCAATCCTTAGTATGACCCAGTAGACCCGAGTGCTCCATCGCCACGCTCGGATGAACGGCTGAAAAGCTCTGACTCAGAAACTTCTTCAAGGCCTTCATACGATACAGGCACAAGAATAAATTGTGCTATTTTCATACCTGGCTTAATGTGGACCTTGGCTTTGCCGACATTAACAACATGTATATGAATTTCACCTTGGTAATCTTCATCTACAATCTTGGCTCCGAGGATAACGATGCTTTCAAATGCTTCTGCTTTCGGTGTTCTACCAGCTCCAAGGCAAGCCCATTTAGAAGTTACAACTCCTGATTTATCAGCCGCCATAAGCATATATCCTTCTGGAATTTCCATCTTAATACCTGATGGTATCAAAACATCAGTTCCTGGATTTACGATAAAGCCTTTGTTATTTCCAAAGTTAGGAACGAAAAAATCAATTCCTGCTGCTTTACCAGTCCCGCGAACAGGGGACTTTACATTTCTTATTTTTGCAAATTTCATGACTACATCATTTTAACAAGTTCCTTAGCTGCTGTTTCTACAGCTCTAGCAAGTCTATGTTCAACTTCTGGACTTATAAGGCTGTAAACTCCTTCTTTTTCAAAAGCATCAGCCATGATAGCTCCAATTTTTGAAAGCTTAGGATTAGAAGCATTAATGCCATGCTTATTCATAAGTTCTTTATTGTACTCATACTTAATACCTCCTTCTACAGGAATAAGCTTGGCTATTTCTGCATGAGTATTTGACTTTCTGCTCGTAGGAACAGTGATAACAATCTCCTGATTGGTTGTCATGCACATATCTGTGCACATTTCCATTACTTCATTGAAGTTGCGCTTAAACTCTCTTGGAGTTACTGAAATTAAACTTTTCATAATGATGCCAAATTAGCAATTAAGTTTAACATATATGTTTTGTCTTTATCTCTTCTGAGCTTCATCTTATCTTTTAAGGCGAGAGCTACTAGCTGAACACCTATAAGATGATGTTTTGCACGAGGCTCGTCGGTTATATCCAATACTACCCCTTTGGATATAATCTCATCGTAGCTTTCAGTCTTGTCAATGATAGCATTTATCTTGACTCCACCGATTACAAATGAGTAACACGTGCTTTCTTCATAGTTTTCATTCCCAAGGTCAGACAGGAATTGAAGTTCTTTTAACTTTGCTTTCTGCTCTTCTTTCAAATGAAATACCTTTATATCTATATCCTGTGGATTAGACGGAACTCCGAGCATATCCAGAGCAGTTGCACCTGTTACCATATACTCAATTCTATTTGCATTGCAAAAGTCATCGAGTTTGAATAAAGCTTCTTTTATCTTCATCGTATTATCTATATTTTTTAATAATAAAATGTCACTAAGTTTAATTACATTTTCTTTTATATCCATGTGTATTATTACATTAAATCGTCGTCGAATAAGTTTGGTTGCTCAGTGACTTTAGGAGCAACTTTTACATCTCCCGGCTTACGCTTTAATACCCAAAGAGTATTACGTGAAGCATCTGGGAACATAGGAGCCATTATATTGGCAATGAGGTTTGAGTCATAATACTCTTTAAGAGCATCAAACATTTTCTGCTGCCAATCATTCATCAGTGGCTTATAGTCTTTAGCCGAAGCAAATGTACCGAACTTCTTTACTATGTTGAAATGCTTCAACAATATGCCTTCGAGTTCCCAATGGTCAAACTCTTGCACATCAACTCCGCGACCATCACCTGAGTCATAAGTATGATTACCAGCTGCTCCTACAGATGGGTCATAGTTTGGAGTTGAAAGGTAATAAGTAGCGTTATTATTGCCACAAGCCTTAAAGTTCTCCAAAAATGCATCTGCATTCTGTTTGCCAACATGCTCGAGCACTTCAAAAGCGCAGACTTTGTCAGCATTAAACTTGCTGAAATCCATGTAGTTTTTAACAAGGTCAGCAACATAGAAATGAGCCCAAGGTACATTGGCATACTTCTCAGCTGCTTCTTGAATTGTTTTTTCGCGAATATCGATACCGATATATTCTTTCTGCTTAAACTTGTTTCTGTATAATACCTCAAGCAAGTTAGCAGCTCCACAGCCAAAATCAACAATAGACTCACCAATTTTGGCTTCTTTCAAGATATGAGTCCATCGCAGATAATGCGCAAATTGGTCTCTGTGGAATACGTGACGCTCAAAGGCCTGGTCAGGTCTGAGGTCTGTTGTGTTATACACTTTTGCCATAATTAAAAAATTGTTTATTTGTTGAAAATATCTTTATGCTCTTCCAGATAGTCATTCATAGAGCCCATGTAAGCTACTGCATCAAGAAGATTATCCTCTTTGTGTGCATAAGCCTCACGCGATAACTTAAGAGCTATCATAGCTCTATACATACCAGCAGTTGTTATTTGCTGGTCTTTAGGCGACATCAAGTTATAAAGAGCTGCTGCTCTTTCCATTGATGCCTGGAATGGCCCATATTGACGCTCTTTTTCCTCTGAGCGCTCATTTACGATTTTATTTGCTTGTTCTAAGATGTTAGCCATGATTATTTACCGTTTTTATAGTTAATACAATCCATTTTACAAGAGTCGGCCAATAGCTTATGAACTTCTGGGTTGTTCCATTGAGAATTCATAAGATAAAGCTGTGCATCTTTCTTATATATTTGAGCTTTTGTATATTGTTCTAAAGCTTCTATATGCTTAGTATTTTGGCCTATAGACAATACATAAAGCTTGTATTACTATGATAACACATAGTCCGATAATTATTTTCTTCATTACACTACTAAATTTTTAAGTTCTTCTTTTAATCTTTTTGCATCAGCACCTCTAAATGTTTGTGCATTTGCCAAGAAGTATCTAACAATATCTCCTGCAGTATCATAAAGATACATAGCATTCGGGTCTGAAGTATCAAGTGTTAACATTGCCTCTAAATAAGGCACTGCGCCAAAATATACATTAAGCCATGTTGACTTTATATCTTTGGCTATTTGCTGAAAGGTTCTTTTCTTGTCCATTTTATTATCTTTATTTAGATATGCAAATATACTAATTTTCTCCGAGAATAGAAAATTTTTTCATTATAAAATGCACTCACTTAACACTTCTTAACTTGGCCAGATTTTATTGCTCTTCTGGATATTCTATTTGCAGTAATTCTTTGCAAAATTGAATAACTTGCTCATAATTATTATATGCAGTTTGAGTAATAATTCTCCGCTGAAGTATCGTTAGCTTATTTTTAATAATAAACTTATTTATATTAAGAGAGAGAGCTTTATCATTGCATCTTCTTTTATCTCCTAACTGAATAGCTAACTGAGCATAATGAATACATTTCTTTATATCCTGCGCTCCATTTTTAGCTCTATACCTGCTAATATATTTTATAATACATCCTTGTATAAAAGAGCATCTTAAAGCAGTTATAAGCTCTATTGGTTGCATAGCCATATCTTTATAATGACTACCACCTATTTGTACATCTGTTGCTTTCATATCAATATACTTTACGTTTATGATTATCTGGTATATACCCATTTGCCACTCTCAGTTCATCCATAAACATAACAGAATTGTAATGTTTAGGAAATTCTTTTATCACCTTAAAGCTTGCTGTTTTGTCTTTCACAAAACTATTATCGTCTACAGGCTCTACATATCCAAGTTTTACAAACTTATAAAGATATGCAGTTTCTGAGTTTCTACCTGGTTCTTTACCAAGCAGAATTTCTTTTGAACTTACTACTTTGCCAACATTATCGTTAACAAATTTTACCATTTCCGGAAATACCGGAGCTTGTTTTCCATTACGTCCCATATTACATAAATTTTTTATATTTGTCAATTTTTGCTTTTATGCTATCCATTAAGGCATTTTGCTTTTTATCTTTTGCTTTAAGTGCTCTGATTACATCTTCATCATGAGTGCCTTGCAAAATTAAATGGTTTATAACAACATGATTTTGCTGTCCCTGGCGATATAATCGAGCATTAAACTGCTGATATAATTCAAGACTCCATGTTTGCCCAAACCAAACTATTATGCTACCTCCTGCTTGAAGATTAAGCCCATGACCTGCTGATGCTGGGTGAGCTAACATGACTTGTATTTTGCCGGCATTCCAGTCTTCAATATCTTTATTGTTTTTAAGCTCTCTTGGCTTATATTTTTTAAGATATTCCACGATTCTATCCCTATCGAATTGATAGGTCCATGCTACAAGCACAGATTGGCCATTTGCATCTTCAATTATCTCCTTAAGAGCTTCAAGCTTAATATCATGAATTGGAAACACATTTCTTTCTTCATCATATATAGCTCCATTAGCAAATTGAAGTAATTTATTTGAAAGGGCAGCGGCATTGACTACGTTTACTTCCACAGGCTTTTCAACAAATACTGAATTGCCATTTTCGTCTTCTTGCTCAATCGTTTCAGCAGCACTTATTAAGTCAAGCACTTTATTCTTTTCAAAGTCATCGTATTGCTTCTTTAGAGCTTCAGGCATTCTAAGCTTTATATAGTTATCTGTCCTAAACGGCATTTCAAGATAATCATCGGCTTTCATGCTTATGCAAATATCCTCTATTTTCTTATGTATTAGATATTCTGAGTCACTCATCAAATCGTATGAATATACGACATGACCATTCGTTTGACCTGGCCGAAAATACCTTTCTCTATATCTGGATATTGTCTTTTCAAGGCGCTCGCCTCTATCCATAAGATATATTTGAGGCCACAAATCAATAAGTCCATTTGGAGCAGGTGTACCAGTTAGTCCTACTAACCTTTTAAGATAAGGTCTTGCGCCGCGTAATGCCTTAAAACGCTCTGATTTATAAGACTTAAAACTGCTAAGCTCATCAACTACTACCATATCAAAAGGTAATTTGCCTCCACCATATAAAGCACAAAGCCATGCAACATTATCTCTTGATATGATATAAATATCAGCTTTTGTTTCCATAACAGCTGCTATTCGCTGTTTAGCAGTACCTATAATCTTAGAAAAGCGCAAATGCTTTGTATGTTCCCATTTCTCTGCTTCTTCTTGCCAAACTGACTCAGCCACTCGTTTTGGAGCTATAACTAATACAGAATTAACTTCACAATAATCAAACATCAAATAATTTATAGCAGTAAGAGTTGATATGGTTTTGCCAAGGCCCATATCTACAAATACACCGCAAAATGGATGCTCGATTATATGCTGCACGCAAGCTAATTGGTATTTATGTAAATCTGTTTCTTTCATCTTTTGTTACTGTTAAATATAGCCAAACAAGCTAAACCAAACAAAGCACCTATTATAAATGCAACTATGTTACTTATCATAAATTATACTATCTATAAATTGTTCAACACCTTTTATCGTATCTATTACTTCAACTCTAAAACCCAAAGCTCTAAGCTTATTGTGCATATATGCCTGTATGCGTTTAGGCTTTCGTCCAGTTGTTTTTAATTCCACAAAAACTATTTTATGGCCCGGAAATAAGCACATTCTATCTGGTAAGCCTATAAGTTGGTCACACAACAGTTTTATACACATGCCACCATTTATCTTAACAAGCTCAACCAATTTGCGCTCTATAACTTTTTCACTGTCTATCATCTCTTTCGGCATAAGTTAAATGTATTTGAGTTACATATACTCCTATTATATCCATGTTACTATTTAACTTATCTCTAAGCATACTTCTGAAAACTTCTATATCATTACAGCTATTCTCTTCTGTAACATTGTCTTCATCATACACTATATTAGCTCTTGAGCCATTAGAAAACATACACGATGCTCTTAATATTATATATTTCATACTCTGGCCATATAAATATCGTATTCACATTTATCTATGTTGAAAAAAAACTCTACTAATTTGAAAATGTTGACCGTTATATTCTACAAACATAGAATCATTAGGCACATATTCTATATTTCTAGTTGCAAGCAATTCACAGTTACGATAATTGCCATACTTCATTTTATAAAAATTTACTATCATAACAAACTATCTTTACGTTTATAATATTTTTGTTTACCATATAATGAAAAATTCTTAGTAGATGTTATTGCCTCCCATTCAGACAAAGACCTAAGAATTTCATTAATATCTCTTGTATTATACCTTGACATATCATTCTTTTCTTTACCAAGACATTCACACCATACTTCTGCCACACAGACAAAATCTTTTTGAATCGTACCATTCTTAGATAACGGGTCTTCAAGCCAACGTCTTCTATCATACAAATCCATTTTGTCCCAGTCTTCAGGAAATTTAGTATTGAGGTATTCTTCAATAATACCTTTGCGTTCATCCATTTCTGAGTGTTTATGCTGTTCAATCTTAGCAATTATATCTTCATCACCAACAAGGTATAAAGGCTCTTTCGATAAATATAATTGATATGCCTCAGCCCATATTTGGTCTACTTCATCCTGTGTAAGGTCATCTACAACCGATTTAGTGGCATACTCTGGTCTTACGTCTATAGGCATAAAGCGACGATTTCCTGTAGGGTCTCGTAAAAAATCTTTATTATTAGTAGTACCAAAAAACACGCATTGGCGTTTATATGTTTCTACTGTTCTTCCGTAAGCTGGCCTGAACATATCTTCTCTTTTTGATATGTAGTGCTTGATTGACTCTACTTCTGCTTTCTTAAGACCTGAAAGCTCTGCCATTTCAATCAGCCACGCCCCTTGTATCTGCTCAAATGACTCCTTGCCCTGCACAGTCGTGAATGTATCTGAGAACCATTCCATGCCGAGCTTTTTAACGAAAGTACTTTTATACGTTCCCTGTTCTCCGACAAGTATAAGCGCTGTGTCGAACTTAATACCTGGCTCGAATACCCTCGCAACAGCCGCCACCAACGTCTTCCTAATTGCGGCTCTAGTATAAGCGTTATCTTCTGCTCCAAAATAATCAATCAATAATGTATTAACTCTCGGTATGCCATCCCACTTTTGAGCACATATATACTCTCTTATCGGATGAAACTTTTTCTTTTCAAATTCAAGCGCAAGCGCGTCGTCCACTTTTTGACTTGACACAATGCCATAAACACACTCAATGTAATTACGAACACCAGAATAGTCAACATCACGAAGAGGCTCCACAGTATCGACTTTACGCCATGGTAACGAACGTGTAACATATCTTTTATTATCAAAAATGTTTAGCTTAAATACATCTTTTAAGAATTGGTCATGCTGAATTATTATATTCAAGTTATTGGCAGAATTATCATATTCGCCTTTTGTATTAGCATCAAGCTCTTCTGTCCATGAAGTATCATACTCTTCAGGAACTTCTGCTTTTGCTTCTTCTGCAAACTCGAATTTAGCTTCAGCAAACTTTTCTTCAGCAATATGCTTTTTTGTTGTAGAGTCCTTAGAGGCAAATTCTTCCATTGCCTTAAAGCTCTTTTTATCTTTGTCTTCTTTTTCTTTGCCTGTATCTAAATGGCCAAATTTATGTATGCGAACTAAGTCAAATGCATTACATAGTCTACCTCCAGCAGGGTCTGTTCCATGATGAGAATATGCAAATTTATCATCATAGACTATTAAGCCCGCAGCTGTAGAGCCATTTATATATGTATATCGTCCTTCTCCAGCTGGCGTATATACATCTGAAAGAAAAGTCTCAATAGCTTCTTGTATAGTATAAGTACGACAGAAAACACCAATTATGCCTTTTTTATCTTCTGGGTCTTCTTGCTTTTTGATAGCTTGCATTATTACATCTGTGCTATCTGTAGCAGTTGGCCATTCGCTCGTATCATGCCAATCATCATATAGCCCAAGGATATAATCAGCTTCAAGGAAAGGTCCGTCTTGAAATTCAAAGTAGTACTCAATATCTGATGATACAGACGGCCAGAACATAAGTCTATTTACATCAAAAGTTGACTGGTCAAACAAATCAATGTTTAGGTCTCCAGCGACTTTTCGAGCAATAGCTTGATATTCTTCCTGAGATACCTCCCTGTCCAAAGGTATTATAAGTCTGTGCCTTGGTTTTTCTGGGCATGACTTATGAGTTGAGTGTATAACTGCCGCACAATCAAAAAGCATTTGGAAGTCCCACCAAAAGTTCTCATGAGAAAAGTCAATGTCTAAGGTTATAAGCTGCCTGTATAAGACATTTGTTTTTTCACGCTTACCGTTAGTAAGAAAACCTCCTACGAAGCCTCCTACGTCTTTTATCTTGCTTTGCTCTTCTTTTGTGGCATTCATAAACCGCTTATATGTTTCAGCGGTTACAACAGGTGTAGCTAACTTTTGAACTAAATCGCTCCAAGTAACTTTTGTATTTTTCCATACCTTACTTGCAACATTTAGTCCAATAGCTATGCTTAAATTACCATCGTATTTTAATTTACCTACTTGCATAATCATTACTTTTGATAAAAGCCCATAACTCCACCGTCAGCATTAAGCGGTAAATCATAAGCCCATGAAGGAGGAGTGGACATTATCTTAACCAAATTATCATACCATTCTTGTGCATTAATCTCTGGAACTTCTGTTATTACCTCATCATGTATTGAACCAACAATTCCATAACCAGCTTTTTCCATTCTAAGCATAGCATCACCTAACAAATCTCTTGATACAGCTTGAACTATATTTTCTGTTAGTTTGCCGCCATAGGTGTCTATGCTTATCCATTGTTTTGTTGTCTGGTCGATGCCTCTATAACACAAACTTCGAATTGGAACTGTAGAACGGCCTATTTTCTTATCTTTGAATTCAGGCTTATAATAAAATAGTTTTCTGCCTACAGGCAATTCTATTGTCATAAATTCACCGTCACAATCAAATATAACATTTTTACTAGTGCACTTAACGGCTCTGTGGTATCTTACCGCTTCTTTAGAAGCCTCATCAATCTCTTTCCACATATCAACTATATTAGGATTAGCCATGCGCCATTTTCGTACGAGTGACATCATTTCTGTGTCTGAAAGACCCATTTTATCACCACCCATGCGCTTTAATGCGCCAAGACCTCCTTCATAGCCTAATGCTAATTCGGATATTTTTGACTTGTCGCGAAGCACTGAGCCTTTTTTAATTTCAGACTTTGGTACTCCAAACATCTTTTCTCCAGTTGCTTCATAAATCTTACCGTCGCCATGAAATACATCTAATCGCCACTTTTCATCAGCGAGCCAAGATATTACTCTTGCTTCAATTGCAGAAAAGTCTGCAACTGCGTATTTCATATTCTTTGGCGGTATAAGAGCTGTTCTTACTAACTGAGACAAAATATCTGCAACATCGTCATACATCATCTCAACTGACTCCCAATCACGTGCTCTAATCATTTCACGTGGTACTTCTATATGTGATATATGATTTTTTGATAAGTTCTGCAATTGCAATAGCCTACCTGCCCATCGTCCAGTTCTATTTGCACCATAGAATTGAAATGTACCACGGACTCTATGGTCTTTCATGGCACAATTAAGCATAGCATAATACTTCTTAATAGACGTTTTTGAGAGCTTTTTGCGTATATTAAGCAACTCAATAACATCTGGATAATCTACAAACTCTTTCATTAAATCAGGCATTGTTTCCTTTGAAAGTGACATAACAACACATCCTGTTGTCTTTTCAATCCATTGCCTAATTTGAACAGGCGAGTTTGGATTTTCAAGCCCTGTTAGCTGTTGAGCATGTTGCGTTAAGATAGAAGTATATGTGTTATCTACTGCGATAGCAGACTCTGCTAATTCCATATCAACCAAAATACCTCTATCATTTATATTCTGGTCAAGCGCATACATCTTGCGCTCAATATCAGGAATGATATATGCCTCTAATTTCTTAAATATCTCACGCTCTGCAAGTACGTCATACTTGTTATATTCCTTATACATTTCCCACTTTTCAGGAGCGTGTTCAGGATAATTCCGAGTACGCATGCCATTAACTCGAGTTGCTTTGCATGGGCATGAGAAGTATTTAATAAGCGCTTTACCAGTATCTAGCTTTTTATCTGTAAGATTAAGAGCCTTTGATACTCCGTCCAAAGAAAGTGGTAAACCACAATACGCAGCTTTTACAGAGGTACAATACCACTGCTCTGCTGGAACATTATATCCTATACGCTTAAAGCTCAAGCGCTCAAATACTGCATTATGTGCCACTTTTACACAATCCGGGTCAAGCAAAGCTTCTTCAAACTCTTCAGGCATTTCTTCACCTTGAGCCAAATCTACTATCTTTACCGGGCCATCATCTAAAGCATATCCTATTATAAGAATTTCAAAATCTGATGACTCAATATACTTATAAGCTCCAGACTCTTTAATATCTACAGATGAATATGTTTCAACGTCTATAAAAAGATTTTTTGCCATTATTATTTTATTTGATATTTATAATAGTGGGATAGACGGGAGTCGAACCCGCAAGTGAACGCCCATATCTCGCCCTGTTTTACCAGTTAAACTTACTATCCCATAAAAGATAGGCCCGGGCTAATTAGTCCGGACCTATCCCGGCGTAAACAAATGCCCGATATTACATCATATCGTCGTCATCCTGAACAGCATTCTCTCCACCGAAATCTTCTTCAGCTGTTGAGCCACCAGCCAACATCTCTCCGTCTTCGAGCTTCTGAAGATTGTTCAGTCCGGCCGCGATGCCTTTGGATGAAACGTTGAAGGCATAGAAGTTGATTGAAGCACGGCCATAACAACCCGAATAGAACTCGTCTCTGCTCATGATTGGATTGAGTGAGCGGTCCACAATGCTCGGCTGACGCATCGAGTTTGCATTGATGAAGTACATGCCTTCGAATGCTGGGTCATCCGGACGCTCTTCATCGCCATCGCGTAGAGGCAATTTGAGGTTTGCTGGAATACGGCCATTCTTATCTGCGAGTTTTGCCTTACCTGCTTCTTTTGCAGCTTCTATGGCTTTCTTGATTTTGTCAATAGTAGCCGTATCGCTCTTAGGAATAAGAACGCAGATATTGTACTTAGGAGTATCGCCCTCATTCATAGCTGTGGGCTCGAACACATTTACATAGCAAAATCTTACTTTGCCAGTTACAACCTTGGTTGAATTTACTTGATTACTCATTGTCTTTTAATTTAAGTTGTTATTATTACTTTTTTCTATTATTTCTCATATAACCTTTAAGCTTTCTATGTTTAGCTTTAAAGTTAATACAATTGATACCATATCCAATCATATTATTGGGGTCATGACCAAAAGCAGTTCCTACCAATTTTGGTGATATAATAAAAGGATTACGTTCCATGCTAAAAAATATTATTCGTCTTTGAAATCTAATTGTGCTTGAGCATATCCCATTGCTGGTCTCTTGTCTTCAAGCGGTACAAGAGTAGGTTTGCCTTGTGGCTTGATAACCACATCTGAGAGTATTTCCTCAAAACGCTTTTTGCCTACTAACTTCTCAATAGAAGTAATTGGCTTAAGCTTCATATTGAAAATCTCATCTTCTGAAAGTTCAGGGCAACGCGCAAAAATTGCATTAGAAGCTTGGTCTTCGTCAACCCATTTGCGTCGACTAATTCCTTCAACTAATTTAAGCCCCGGCCATTGCTTATTCTCGTTAACCGCTTTAGTTTGTGCATATTCTGCTATTGAATTAGCCCATTCTATAAGCTTAGGCACGCGCTTAACTATATCAGCAATCTCATCATCGGTTAACAACTCTGGGTCTGCAAACTCATGCTGAGCTATTTCAAGCTGTTGCTCATACAACTTTCTACACTGATTACGAACAGCACAAAATCTGCACCAATCTCCAGCATTGAGTTCTCCTTTACCTTCAAAAGCAAGTTCAGCTCTTGGCCTAAGCTCCTCTTCTGCCCATTTACGGAGTTCTTCGACAGATATTTGCCAACTTGATATATTGTTAATGCGAGGCTGTATAATAGTCAATCGCACTTCCGTTATATCATACATTGTATCATATTTCTGCAAAGCTCCAAGTCCATAAAGCATAAGTTGCTTATTCCATTCAGCATACACTGGAACACCTTTTCCGTATTTTAAGTCAATGACCTCCATAAGATTATCATTGATAACAACACAGTCAGCTGTTCCAAAGCTTTCAGGCACATACTCTGTCAAATCGAGTTTCTGTTCAATTTCCATGACGGCTAACGGATTTTCAGTTTTTGCTTCAGCTAATTGTTCTGAGCAATAATCCGTATAGATAGGTACAACTTCAAGCATTTCCTCACTGAACAAGTCATTTGTCATTATCTCTTCGAGCCTTTGGTCAAAGTCTTGTTCACTAATGCTATTAAGTGTATCTTTTCTCAGGTAAAGCTCTGAGAGCTCATGAGCTAATGTACCTTCTTCTGCATATACTGAAGACTTCTTTTCTCCGTATTCATCTTCAAGCTTAGCAGATGGAGTACAATTCAGCCATCTTCCTGCTCCAGAAGCCGAGAGGAGTGCATGACTCCTCTGGCTATGTTTCTGTGGTTTAGTACTACTTGTCGCTTGAGCCATATTCTTTTATCAATTTTGCCAAATAATGACATTGAATAGCACACTGAGCATAAAGCTCTGGATTTTCTCTGCGAAACTTCTGAGCTGCTTTTTGCAATTTCTTTGTACTTGACATAGTTACAGTGACTCTAAGAAGTTATACATTTCATCATACTTAGCCAGGTCAAGCTTTGTTACGCTCGGAGCTCCAAGCTCATTGAGTTTCTGCTTGATTACGTCGCGATGCTCATTGACCTTTTTTGCAAGCATTCCGCGAACATCCTCAATGCTCTTAGAGGCAGAAGAAGCAGCCGGAGCAGCAGGTGCTGAAGGAGCAGGCTTGGCAGCACTCTGAGTCTGGGCAGGTGCCGCAGGCTGGGGAGTAGGTTTTGCAGGAGCTGGCTTTGCTGGCGCAGTAGGAGCAGGTTTAGAAGCTGGAGCAGCAGGTGCTGAAGGAGCAATAGCATTACCAAACAATGACTTAATGAAATTCTGCGTATTTTCAGACAGGTTTACGCTAACCTCAACAGAAATTTTAATCGTTTCCATTTTCGTAATTTTTAATAAAGTTATCTAAATAGTTAATAAACTCGTTTACTGTCATATCTGGTACGTTTGAGAGCTTTTGGTGAATAGGCTCATTATTCTTATATATAGATACGTACACGCCTTTATAATTCAGCTTTACTTTATACTCGCCTTTCAGCATTGTTAGGCACCCATCTTCAGATGAACCTTTCCAAGTATTTGCTGAAAACAAATCAGTTACTAACACGCCAATATGATTGGCCAATCGCTCTAGCTGTATAACATCCAAATTGGCTTCGCCTTTTAACACGCGGTCAAAGGCTTGTTTCGGATATTTAACAGTAGGAAATAACACCTTCGCTAAATCTTCTGTATTTAGCTTGTAGTGCTCAATAACATTACCTATATTAAATTGTTGCTCCATATTTTGGTGATTTTTATTATCTTATTTTTGATATGCAAATATACAAATTATTCTCGATAGAAAAAATTTATTTCATTAATTTTGAGAATTTATTTTGTTAAAAATATTTAAGCGGCAATTTTAGTAGGAGGGCTTAAAATTGCTGTAAACAAAGAAACAATAGAAACAATCTCCCCTATTATTTCAAACTTAATTTCTTAATTTCCGATTAACATTAAGGTTAATAAGAAATATCGGCTTTTAATACGAAAAGATTTAATAAAATTATTGTTTCTTTGTTTACAGCATATATAAGTAATTGATTTTGAGCACTTTAGGCATAAACAATGACTTGTTTATATTGTTTCTATTGTTTACCGCTTTATGAAGTATTTTGCACACAGCCATATAATTACTAAGGCTATGGCAGTTATCAAGTATTCACCAATATTAATTTTTATCTTTTGCCACTTTGTGAGCTGAGCTTCTACAGGGTATGCAACTTGAATTGTATCAACTTTTTCTCGCCAGAGAGTATCATGCTTTTCTATGTATTTATACAAGTATTTATATTTACTGAGATACACGGTATCGCCTTTGTGCTCCACATATATAGAGTCTCTATGATATATACTATCAATTTTGATTTGTGAAATATACGTAGTATCTCTTTTAATTGTCTCTACAGGTACATATTGAATTGACTTACAGCCATATAACATAATGGCTAAAAATATAAGCACAATTATTCTCGCTAATTCTCGCATAATCTTTGAGTTTTATTTGTTATTATTCATATTTAATATAAAAACCATTCTCGTAATAATTTCTTATACGCGAGAATGGCTTTTATGTGCTTCAGAGGTCTTTATACTCGTACTTAGCATCAAAGCTGGGACACGCCTTAGCTGCAAATTCTCTGTGTCCATGAATAGTAGCATTTGGGTATTTTGCCTTTAAGCTTTTCAGCAATTCGAGTAAAGATTGCTTTTGAGCCTCAGTGCGCGTATCTTTAGGAGTTTTACCGTCTTTAGCAACACCTCCTACATAGCATACTCCTATAGAGTTTGCATTTTGACCTGAGCAGTGGGCTCCGACTACACTTTCATCTCTGCCTTTATGAACAGAGCCATCGAGCTCAATCACATAATGATAACCAATATCTTTCCAATGATTACCATTCACGTGCCAATCTCGTATGGTCTCAGTTTTAACATCTTGCCATTCAGGAGTAGCAGAGCAATGGACTATGATTTTATTTATCTTTCTCATTGTCTTTGTCATTTAAGGCGATTATTTTTGTTATCTCATTAAGTATTTCGTGGCCTTGCTCTGCAGTGGCTGCTTGTACAATTTTCTTTACTATATCAGGCACATCAGCTGCATGAGCCTTTTTGCGCTTACTGTTCTCCACAACAGATTTACCCTCAATGTAGATTACAGCTATAGTACACAGAATTGTAGCAAACGGTACTATATAGAATGATAACAAGCTTCCCAGTATATCAAACATAAGAGCGAAAAGCATTAGCCTTACATAGTCGCCTATTTTTGTAACAGTTCTACGAAAACCATGCGACATAAGTGCTTGGCCTAATGCTTTTGCTGTAGTTGTTCCACTCCAGAAGTCCACGATACTACTGACCACCATGAAAAACCAGCAAACTAAGATTATTCCGACTCTAACCGCTATGAAAAACATGAGTGCGTCGATATTCTTGGCTTCAATGAGTTCTAGCATACTATACAAATTTTTCCCAGTTAATACTTATGGCTTTACCAATTGCGTCAGCAGTCCATCTGCAGAAAATCATTCCCTCATAGCCATCTGGGTCATTTGCTACTTTATAAGCAGCTCTGAGGCATGATGCTTCATCTTTTAGAGGGTCTGGATAGAGGTCTGCGTAATACATATTAGCAAGATACGCCGCATCTCCGTGTGTTACATGACTAGGAATTGTCAGACCAAGGCTTTCCATAGACTTCTTGACTTGAGAAGTTGTCCACGTGTGCTGTTGGCCATTTGCATTTTCCATCATTTTACTTACATGCTCTGCAAGCGCATCTGTAAAATGGTAGCCATGCTTTTTAACATACTCTGAATATCCTTTTGCAGACATAAGAGCATTCGCTGTTTGCTCATAAGGCAAATCAAATTTAACCTTATGCTCACCATGTGGAGTAGCTATTCTGCTTTCTACTACCACATCTTCGTCATCTTCATGCTCCTTATCGTGATGGTCGCATGAATGATGCTTTACTATAATGCATTTCAATCTGTGCCTCATAACTTTTAGCTTTCAAATTTTTTGATGAAATTTTCCATCATTTCCTGCTGCTTTTTCATGAGTTCTTCCATGCCACTGATGGACTTCTCAATCTTGCCGAAACGTTGCTCTGTTTCTTGCTTTTCTTTATACATAGGATTAAGCTCTGCAAGCAATGAAGGAGCTTTGTCAATGATGTTTTGAGCTTTAGAAGCAGAAGCCAAAACCTGTTCAGCATTTGCCTTTTGAGCTTCAACTTCGCTCGTCAATCCAGATTTTTCTGTTGACAGAACAAGATGCCCGGCATAGGTAACTGAATGGCTTTCAGGAATAGCGTAAGTTGCCATTTTTCCATTGGCCTCTATAGTAACATCTACTACCATCTCTGTTTTGCCAGTCTTCTGGTTCATTTCTAATCGAGGAAATGATACCTGAGTGGCTTTGCCTTGAATAAGGCTAAATTCCTGTGTATCAAGAATGTATACAGGATAATTCTGCTTTATATCTTTGAATAACAACATATAGCTTATCTTTTTGAATTGTTAATAAAAAAGAGGGCACTCAGAGAAGTATAAAACTTCCCTAAGTACCCTCAATTTCAATTAGGCTGCTGGTGCAGCTGCTGGAGTGATTGTTATTGTCAGTGAACTATATATAGCCAGACAATTAGAACTACCACAAGAAACATTAGCCAATCGTTGAGTTTGTCCCTCAGCTGATAATACAACATTTGTAGGCAATCTGGTTTGTTCTTGGAATGCGGCCATAAACTCTTCAACAATAACCTGAGTTGTTGCTTGACAGCCACATCCTGGCGTTACTATTGTTACAGTAGCAATAACAGGCACAAAAACAGTCGTTCCATTAAAGATTGGAGTACCAGTCTTATAAGTTACAAATGCTTCAGGCTGATTTGTTGAGTTTTCGCAAATTCTACGATACAGACGTTCTTTGTAAGTTGCTAACAAAGATACTCGGTTGGGAACTTGTGCAGCGGATAATCCCACGGGTGATAAATATACTGCCATAGTAGTGCCCTCCCTTAATTAACAACCGCAGCCGTTTCCACAACCGCCAAAGCCTCCATTGCGGAACAGAGCAAGGAACATAAGGTATGCAAACGGATTGTTCATCCAGTTGTTCATACCTCCGCCCATCATGGCGGCCATCGGGCCCCAATCATCTCTGCGGTTATTACCGTTTGCCAAAATGGCTGCTGCTAGAGCGTTGTCATTGTTATCGCGGTCGCAACAATAGATTTTTTCTACAGTTTCTCCCATAATTTGAAGAATTTAGAAAGCTGTTAAAACAATAAAATTAATTATAATATTTCTTGCAAGAAATTATTTTCTAAATAATGCCACCAAAGTTATTGTTGTAAATACTAAACAATGCGTTTTTAAACTTCCGGAACGAAAAGTTTTTGCATCGCACAATCGCCACGCCGTCCGCCCTCATTCCCGCCCAAATATTGAACGTAAACATTACTACTAACGCATAAACAAAACCCTTTGTCGGAGTTACATACCCAAATAACGGGCTAACCGTGGAAATAGCGATTATACGTCATTGTTCCCAATTAAATATTCTTTCCATATATAAAATATTTTTTATTATACTAATGCATCATTTCTTTTAGAAATCTTACAAGCATATCTCCTTCTCTATTAGTTATAGGATTTGTATTACCCATCATGTTTGTATTTTCTATATCTACCCAGTGTGTTCCATCTATACAATAATTTGTATAGTTTTCAAATGTTAATCCTACTCCGTGATAAAAGTCTATAACGGGTAAATTATACTTATCGGCAATTTTTCTCATAAGTTCATCAAGCCTATCAAAAATTATTTTCTTTTCTGTTCTTGCCGTATTAGGGTTTTGTCCTTCTGCCCAAACGCCTTTATTGTCAGAACCAACTGTACCCGTCAATAATCCGGTACAAGTAATTGGAGAATTTGCAAGTATTATTTTTGCATTAGGATTAGCCTCTAAAATTTGTTCAATATATGCGCAATATACAGACGTCATATTGAATTTTTGATACTTAGTTTGATTATCCAATAAATCAAATGCTTGTATTTTTTGCTGCGCTACTTCTTCATCATCTCCATACGATGGATAATTATCTAATACATACTGCACATCTTCATTTTCTATAGACTGATAATCATATCGCCCATTACTTTTTTCAGATTGTGAAATACCTGCATCACTATCATTAGTCGATGCACAAAATATATAAAAATCTGTATTATTATTCAACACTAATTTTCTTATATTCCATGTATAAAGCCATGATTTTGTTACGGGGTCAACAGAAGTGCTTCCTCCAGCCCATCCCATTTTATGACCTCCATAAGCTGCCACAAAACACGGCATACCTAATCTATCTGCAACATTTAAATACTGCAATCCTGGGTTAAATTCACTATCTCCGAATATGGTAAATGATTTTCCTGCTATCATTGGATAATTTAATCTTTGTCTGCTTATAAATATTCCATTTTCGGGGTCAATCGGCTTTTCCGATATGCAGAAATTATACAATTTTATTCTAGAAATCGGGTTATTAGAACTTATATTAAATCCCCAGTAAAATGTTGAATTTAAACTGCTAGCATAAATTTCAAACCTTAGTATAGCAATACCGTCGTCCGTAACTTTTAATACGTGCGCTTTTGCATTTTCATAATCATTACTTGCTGTTATCTTTAACCCATCTGATAACAGTTCTAACGGTTCAAACAAACGTGCACTAGAATTTCTAAAACAAAGAATTTGCGCTACTTCTGAAATCTTAATTCCAAACTGAACATAACATTTTTCTGTACTATCGAACAAAACATGATAATACCCCGAATTTATAAGAAATGTATTTTTATAATTTGGCTCAATTAAACTTTCTGCTGTAAGTTCTAAATCTACCGAATTACCATTATTATTTACTAGTAATTCAGCATCTGAAATACTTGCCTTATATACTTCCACTTTACATGGTGTTTTTAAGGCTGACTCATTTATGCGCCCTTGCTTCCCTTGTACTGCCATATCGCCTATGGCAATAGAATAACCGTAATTATAAGCTGAATAATCCTTTTCATACTCATATTTATCAGTTGTCGTTAATATAGGGTCTATAACGGCTAAACTAACTGATAATTTGCTATTTGCCGTTATATATCCACAATTACAATTAAAGTACAAGTTCCCATACCTTATTGGTATTTCCTTATCAAAACGGATGTGCACAAACTTTTCTCCGCTACCATACTTTATTTCTTTGTCTATATAATACTTTATCTCTCCGATAACAGAATTAGAAATGCTATACTCTAACGGGCTATCAAATGAAGCTGCACTGTAATCTTCGGTATTTGGTATAACTATTTGGAATAATGTTTCATTAAAACTTATCCCGACTGGATATTGCTTGCAAAAGCCAAATTGCATCGTCAACCTTCTCACAAATCCGCTGGATGTTTGGAAATACAACCATGCCGAGAAAGATATATTTGAAACCTCCCTCATTCTTATTTCCCTTTGTGCCATTATTTGCACAGTTTCACCTAAATCCTTGTCGAAAAAGAATTGTTTCTTTCCCCAAAGATTCTTAGGATAAGTTTTAGGCACATCTGTTGGATAAATATGCTTCCTGATTGCTGCATCCGCTAACTTACTTTCTATCGCTTGATATAGTTCGGGTCTTTTGTATATAGAATTAAGTAAATTATTTTCGTCTATTTCTTCTTCGTCTTGCATACTTTCAGTGATTTCCTCTATATCCAGTTCGTTGAAATAAGCATCAAATAAAGGACAACGGTTAAAGATGTTTTCGGATAAAGCAAATCTTTCAAAATTCCCTCCCGTTGCTCCGGTAACAAATGTACCGTAGATTCTATTTGCAGGTATTAAAGCAACCCAACCGTGATAACCGCTGTTATTGCATTCGAGTAATTCTAAGATTGTAAGCGCGTCAATAGTTTTTGATACTGCTGCCGTACCTAATACTTCTCTTCCGTTTATTGCTAATCTTAGATTTAAAGTATTACTTGGACCGTGCGTTTCCAACCTGCCCAAATACATCTGGTCTGTTCTTTTTCCTTTGTCTATATATATACCAAATATAAAATTCTGAGCCTCTTCTTTACTAAGACCTGATTTATTTGCTTCAATTGTGAAAAATGTTGCTGATTCTGCGAAAGGGAAATATGGGTTCATGCCAACAGCATTCCCACCACCTAAACTCCCTAATGTATCATGTTTCCAGGCGGAAGATGTATTATAAAATACCACTAATTCTTGTGTTTTAATTTCATAAGAATCAAAATTTGAATACACTCCTTTTTCTGATGCTAAATAAAATATATTACCATCCGGTGTTCCGGGATTTGTGGATGGTTTCGCTATTCCGGCATACTGATAATTTGCCCCAAGATTACTTATTATGCTTTTAAGGACATTTTGTAAAACCTGCCCTGTTATCTCTTGGTTACCGTTGGTCTTTATGACTTCCGCAACCAACGCTTTTAAGTCGCTCCAATTAGCCATATTTATTCAATTTTATAATCGTTATTGTAATCATTATTAAAATCACCTCCCGCCAATTTAGGCTCATACCCGCCTATATTAGCTATAACAGTATCAGTTTCAAATTCACATTCAACTGCAGCTAAATCTCCTTGGTCTTCCCATTCAGGCTCCATACTAAATGTTGTCAAATCGTAAGTCTGCAATTTACTCGTGATTTGTTTGTTTTCACATAGCCTTACAATCCTAAGAGCATCACATAGATATTCAGGAGCTATAAATGTGAACTTATAAATCTTTTTACTTACTTGGCTCTCAATAAAAGTATAGCCCATCCGCTCAGTGGCTTCTTCTTCAAAATCATATTCAGGTTTACCGATTTGTGTATTCAAGTAGCACCTAAATTTGAAATTGTCAGAAAAGTCTACTATGCCATTTTTAAGTTCAAAGTTATATGAGTTATAGTACTCAAGGAGTAAATAGTCATCTATTTTGTTGGTTACTGTAAATACGTCAGAATATATAGTACCTAAGCCACTTATGTAAATAGCTAGATAATATAGGCCTTCATGCTTAATTTCAACAACGGGCAAAGTACCAGGGTATTTTAATAGCTTAAAGCCAGTAAATGACTTAATAGTTAAGCCATTTTCTTTCATGCTTGCCGTTATGTCTGTATACTTGCCAGTGTTAAAGTTATAAAGCCTAACCCAGCCTACAGATGTTCCACTTCTAAGAACTGCTTGAAATGGCAATAACATATTCTTATAGGTTATTAGCGGATAAACCTGGCCAAAAGCATAATCTTTACGATGATTTTGCAGTGCAAGATTATCGTAAAAAGGCAATGGCGATATGTTATTATTCACTAACTTCATGCTGTAAATTTAGTGATTATAAATAATATATAAAAATTTTCTAACGTATTTAACATAAGCATCACTCCGGCTTGTAAAGCAAATTTACTTTAGCAATTCTAGTATCTAAGCTTATAGATATTTCATCTATTTTGCCGTTTCCGAATGATGTTTTAATAAGTTCTAGCTCGTCTAGGTCTTCTTCTGTAGGAAATTCTATAGTATGTTTCATACATTTTTTTATATCCCTCGCATATAAATAATTAAACACATTAGACTCTATGCTATAGGCCGGCATATCCCATAGATAGAAATTCTGCAAATATATCCATGATGCATACCAATTCTGAGCTACAGCTGTATAAATATCTTTATTTTCATCTACAAGACCATTTACTGTTATTATCGGCAATTCGAGAGTAGAACCATTTTTAACTGGGCATAATAGAGCAAAGCCGTCTTCAGAAAAATTTGAAGGGTTGAATAACATATAGTCTACATCAGATGAAAACTGACCTATATTTATTTCTTCTGTTTTATCTTTTTGAATATAGTTAGATTTAACATCAATAGTATTACCGCCAAACAAGTCTGTTACGTCATCCATCCAGGCAAATTCGTATCGCTGATTTAAGTCTGACTTATCATATTCTATTTCAGATTGAAAATAAGATGATAGCTTTTTATTAAACTGGTCTGTGAGCTTTGTAAAATCAAGCTGATAATTTGATTTGCCAGAATAACTACCACCATTCATAAAGAAATATATGTGCTCAATTTTAAATTTATTGTCTTCTATATACCAGTAGCATCTAAAACAGTCACGCAGCATTTTCATAAGTTCTTCTAATGAAGCTTCCGCTTTTTGAGCGGGCTGGTCATAGTCTCCTTTAAGTATATTAGTTTTTTGTGTTATATATACATAAAATCTTTTCATTCCTAATGGATTAGAACTTCCGTATAAGAATTGGCTGTATTCAGGTGTTGGTTCATGCGTAATATTCGGGTCTATTTTTTTAAGTATAGCTTTTATGGCTGCGCCTATTGAATAACTATCCTTTAGAGTATATTGCTTTCTTAATTTTTCTTCAAAATATTCATAAAAACTATCATATACATACCATAAAGATGCGTTTGCCCATGAATTTCTACTAATAGGTAATGGTCTTCCTAAACCTGTACTACTAGGAATAAACTGGTTAGTAAAATACTGTCCGTAATCATTTAGACCATATTTTGTTGGCTCATCTACTGCTCTAGAAGTGCAAAAAAACATACCACCTTTTAAACCAATGCACTTCTTATAATTTCTATTATCTGCAACAAAATCATCGGATGGCAAATTATAGGTATTTTTAACACCTTCTGAGTCTTCTACAGTATCTACATCACAAAGCAGACGCCTATATATTCTATATGTAAACAAATTACTTATAGTACATGAGTTTTTAGCATTTTCCACATCTATTAGTTTAGAGGTATATCTTAAGTGTTTATCATTAGCGTAATCTCGGTCTTCTGAAAACAGCGTTTCATCATCGATATTAACAGCTGTTTCAGATTTATATAGTACTTTATTATCTGAATTTCTTTTTATCATAATAAAGTAGCTTACATCTGTAAATGGTGGTCGAGCATTAGGATTTTTCTCTAAATAGCAAGTATAACCATTCCAGTTGCTATAATAGCCATTAGTTCCGGCATATACGCCATTAACACCTGCTTTGTTAGAATTTCCTATGTAAAATTCATTACCAGATTTTATATAGGAAAAATAGAAGTTATTTATAAGCGCAGCATTGTCATCTATACTTTCATTCACATCATCTTCCCAATAGGTACCACCGAAGAAATTAGTTATAGAATTGGCACCACGGACATAAACTTGCATGAGTGAGCGTTTATGCAAGTTTATTTTTGATATTTCAGGAGCAAGTTTTATAAGGTCATAAGTATTTTCATACTTGTTCATAACCTCAGTATATCCATCTACAGCTGTAGTTTTAAGTTCACATTTCTTCTTATCATGGTCAAATTTACAATCAGTCTTACTAAATTCGCCTCTGTAATATTCAACCCATTTTTTGGAAGTATTATTATATTTATCTACTATAAAAATAAGTTGGTCTTCTATGCTTGATTGGCTTATTATTTCATAATCACTGCCAAATAAGTTTATTTTTCCATCTAACGAGACACGGAAAAATTCTTGACCACTTTCTTTTGCATATTTCTTATTAAGCTCTTTGTAATGAGGTCTTACTTCTACTTTATCACCATCATTCTTTGATATGTAGAATTTATATTTCGGAGGTATCATATTAGTTCTTTATTATTCGTTTAACATTTTTACGTTGCATAACCACAGTTCCATCAGGCATTGCATAATACCTGATTTCATTCTGTTTTCTAATACTCTGCACATCATTCTCTATTTTAGAGAGGTCAATACTATTATTAGAATTAAGAGAAATACTCAATCCTTCAGAATTAGCAAAGGCATTCAAATACTTATCTTCAAACGTTCCTTTATTGAGGCTATCAACAACATCTGGAAGTATTTTTCTATATTTCCTTGTTCTTTGCTTATTAATGATAGCAAGAGCCTCACCACCTTCAGCTTTCATACGACGCTTCTTTTTATTCTCTACGCCCAAATCGATGTCATTACCTGATGCATGAGAACCTCCTTCCAAGAACTCAAGACCACCTTCACCATATTCTTCTGATTGACTTGCAGTTACCTGCTTAGCTTTAACTTTCGCAACAGCAAACGAGGTCCACATCGTAGCAATAGCAGCCAATGCAAGGGCTGGGCCGACGATAGGTATTGAAGAGAATGAGCTCCATAGATTAGCAGAAGCAGTAATAAGTGAAGATGCTTGAATTACAGTATTAAGATTTTCTTGACGCTTTTGAGCAGCAGCAAGCATTTTCTGTTTTTCTTGCTGGTTTTTCTTTTCTTGTTCAAGTTCTTTTTTAGCTGTTGCTACGTTGTTAGCATATCCATTATTTCTTGCTTCTACTTCTGCATCATAAGCCTTTTGTGCAGCTTCTACTCGAGCTTCAGCTGCTTCTACAGCCTGTTCAGCCAATTCAACTTCAGCGTCCATGATAGATTGAAGCTGCTCTATTACTATATTTACAGCATCTTTTAGAGCATCAATCTGGTCGTCATCAAAACCAAGTTTTTCAAGTAAAGTACCACCTAAACCTTTTTTGCCAATGTTCTTAATAAAATCATCAAGTTCTGACAGCTCACGGTCTATACCTTTAACAGTAGCTTTAGCTGCATCAATCTGAGCTTGGCTCCAATCCAATCCACCGGCTTCTGCTAAACGTATCTGTTCTTGCCATCTGGCTTTTTCTTGCTCAAGCTTAAATCGAGTTATCTCAGTTTCACTGCGCTTAACTTCATTAAATACAGCCTCATCAAGAGCTTGTTGCTCATCAAAACTTGACATGCTAAAACTACCAACAGCAATAGCTTTTTGTTTATCGAAAGATGCGTTTATAGCGCTTGTAGGTTGCCTTTTAGCTTCTGGCAACTGAGCATTCTTAAGTAATGCTATTTGTCTTTCTACATCTAATCGCTTTAATGAATTGCTGAGTTCCTCATAAGAACCTTTTTTTGATACTTCACCTTCTAATTCTAACAACTCTAATAGCTGTTCAGCTTTTTGTATTTCTACATCTATATTGAGCAAATCTAGACTTAGAGTTAAGCCTTTTTGCTTGTTCTTTATAGCATTTTCTATATCATCTAGTGCTTTGATAGCTGTTTCTTTTTGGCTTTCTGTAAGCTTTTTATATTTTTCGTCTTGACCATTCAGTATTTTTTGGATTCTGGCATATTTATCGTTTAAATCAGCTATTTCTTGATTAAATGACGCGAACGCTTCAGCTCTGCGCTTCTTATTTTCATCTCTCTCAATCTCTGTACGGCTCTTTTGATATGCTTTTTCGGCTGCTAATGCCAGGTTATTTAGGCGGTCATCAGCGTCTCTTGGTGTACGACCTTTTTTATCTTTTTTGTGAGATTCTTCTAAGCCAATTTCTTTAAATAGAGCATCTGCTTGGTCTTCATAAAATTTCCATACGTTGAAATAGCTTTCAACTTCTTTTTCAAGAGCATCTGCATCTTTTTGTAAACTTTCTACATTTCTCTGTCTCTGCTTTTTTAATCTAGTTTCAAGTGACAAATCAGAGTCTGGTCCAGAAATGCCGCCCCATAAAGCTTTAAAGTAATTTATAGTTTTGTCGAAAAAGCCGTACTCACGCACTTTTTCAAGTTCAGCTTTATTTTCTGCAGCTAATAATTTTTGATATTGTTGAGATACAATATTCAATGCAGCTTCTGCTTTAGCTCTTGCTTTATACGCAGCTACAACAGATTCTGTGTTTTCTACGAAAGCATTATTGGCGTCATTTATACTATCAATGGTGATGCCTAATTTACTGAACTCTTTTTCATTATCTTTAATCCACTGTGTTTGTGCTTTTATATTATCCCCTAAATCTTTCCAATTTTCAGATAACCTTCTTAGCACAGCTATTTGCTGACCGTATGCACCAGTTGAGCCTTTTCCTAATTCGCTGTTTAAATCTTCTAATGCATCTTCAAAAGATTTAGCTGCATCTCTACCTGCTAGTGTTTTATCAATCCATGCTATAATTTCTTTACCATACATAGAAAACACAGTAAGCAATACAACCAAAGCGGTATTCCAGCTAAATAGTGATTTTACAACAGACTTTGTTACACTTATTTGCTCTTTTCCTTCAGCAGCCAATAATTCATTCTGCTTTCTTAGTCTGTTAATTTCATCAACTACTATAGGTATATTGTTTGATATACCTAAGAAGAATGTATTAAGTGATACAGCTGCAGCAGGTAATTCTCGTACTACTTGAGAGATAGATATTCCTAAGCCATCCCATGTTCTTTGATAATGTCCTACGGATAATCTGTAATTGCCTGTGGCTTCTTGAAGCTTTATCATTTGCTGATAAATTTCATTTGTCTCAGCTTCAAGCTTTTTACCAGAGTCCGCAGCTTCTCTCTCAGCTGCAGACATTTGGTTAAGCCGTATTTTATTCAGCTCATATTGTGCTGAAAGTCTATTATATGACCCTTCAGCAGAAGCTGCTATTGTTGCTTGAAGTTGAGCAACTCTATTTGCTTCTTTTATTTGAGTTGAATACAGCTTTAATTGCTGATTTTCTTCAGATTGTGCATAGGCTAATTTCTGTTGTGCTTGAACTATAGGGTCAATAGTAGCTTGTTGCTGCCTTCTAGAAGAAGTCAGCTCAGATATTTTTCTTTTTAATTCTGTAAGTCGCTTGCCTTCATCTGATTGCAAATAAGCTAACCTCTGCTCAGCTTTTTCGACTTCAGATAAAGTTTGAATATGAGGCTTCATGGTATCATCAAGAGCCTTAATTTGATTTTTAAGGTTGATAATATCACCAAGAAGTTGTTGGCCCGTTTGGCTATCTGCTCTTTCTGCATCAGTAAGCGACTTATATAGTGACACGGCTTCTTTCAAATCAGATTTTAGCCTATCATAAGAAGATACAGCTTGTTGCAAATAGCGTTGCTGTTCTACAGTAGCTCTATTTGCGTCTGATGTTTGTGCCTTAAGCCATGCTATCTGTTTACCAGTATCTGATAAAGCTAATTTAAGCTCTTTCTGTGCTCGCTCAAGTCTAGATGTTGAAGCTGTTGCTTCATCTATACTCTTACGGCCATCGCTAGTAGCTCCACTAACAGACTTAATAGCATGTACAACTCTATCTGCACCTGCTCTTATAGCATTTGTCATAGTTTCATAACTCTTATTGATGTCTTCAAGCTGCTTTACAAGCTTTTCTAACGAATCATCCGGTTGAATTATGTCACTATATTTTATTTTATCGTCTTCAGCCATAACAGTTATTTCTTTTTATGTTTCTTCAAACTTTTTGCCTCAGCTTCTGCTTGAGCTTTAATGTTATCAATAGCATTATAGAATTGAAGTACTGTCATTTTTCTAGCATCCATATTTGTTTTTTGAGCTATAAGCAAACAAGTACTTTCAAATTGCTTATCATATTTAACCTCGACAGACTCACTTCCTATAAATACTTTTGGCGTATGCATATTTAGCATCATTGTATCTATTAGCTCTATTTGCTCTGTATTATCAGTATCATTTATAATAGAGTCTAATACAAGAAGTGTTCTATTTTTAAGCTTATCATAAGCTTCTTTTTCCTTTGGATTTACAAAATCACCCGGAAAGTAAGTTTCTAGTTCACTTGTGACTTTTTTTTTAAGCCACAAAAGAAAATCTATGACTTTAGAATGCTTTATATCTTTAAGCCTGGCCAATATATTTTTAAGTCCATCATCTGACAAATCATTAACTTCTTCACCGTCTATGCTATGAATAAGAGCTGCAAAAGCTAAGTACCTCGGTGAAATTTCATTGTTCACCATATACATATTTTGCCTCATGTTTTGCAGTTCTTGCAAAGCTTTTTTGGCATTATTACTTTTAATGAATTTAGCAACACGGGTTATATGGGCATCAATATCATCTGCATCTGAGCCAATTCCAGAGTCTATAAGCAAATACTTATTGTACTTCTGGAAATTTACAATGGGCATTTCATCTATGCTGTCATATACCCGTACGACTTTTTTATTTACTATCAGGTTTTTCATATTAAAATTCGCGTTATAGGGGTTGATATGATAGGAATAAATATAATACTCATCTCGTTAAAGAAAATAGCGAGAATGATAGCGAGAATAAGCGACGTCCAAAAGCTTAAGCAAAAGTCACAATCGAATAATTGAGAAATAAGCTTAGGAGCTCTGGTGATTATCTCATCGCGCACACCGAGTTTTCCAATCAGCAATATAACGAATGCTGCTGCTAAGGCTATATATATTAAAGCCGAAAGCAATGTTATAAAATATACCGTTGACATAATTCTCTAGTTGTTAAAGT